AAGCTCTTAGAAGATTTCAAAAGGGCCAAAAAAGAACAGGAAGAAGCGCGGCAGAGGCACTTAGCGATGTTAGCTCGAAAGAAAAAAGCGCGTGCTCTCCTCATTAGCCAACTTTTAGTCGGAGGAACCACGCTCCTCCTTGGTGGAGCAATAGCGGTTGGGGCCATAGTGTTAATCATTAAGATATTCGGATGATGGCCTTCTTGTTAGTCGTTGTAATTAACGGCGAGCCAATACCCGATCAGTTTTACTTTCGAGACATTACACGGTGTAACACGTTTGCGTATTACATTTCGACGGGTAAAACTAAGATCAACAACCGTTACCAGATGCAGGAGAATGTGACTGCATACTGTATACCGAAACGAGTGCCAGCCAACACAAAGACGTGGGATTAGATTATGAGCAGAGAAATTTCATCAATCAGTCGCGTAGGCACTACCGAGCCTTTCGAGCTACAGGTCAAGCGAGGTCAAATCGGATGGCATGAAGCCATCTTCAAGTTTGGGTTTAATCCAGATGTTGATGACGCCTTAGAAACGGTGTGGGCGCAAGGCGGTTTGTACAGTTACATCGAAACTGCAACGGTGTTGAAAGTATCCAGCTCTTCCACGAATGATACATCAGCAGGAACGGGTGCCCGTACTGTCACCTTGTTTGGGTTGGATGCGAGCTACGCAGAAATCAGCGAAACGGTAACGCTTAACGGGCAAACCGCTGTCAACACCACTAAAACGTACATCCGCATCAATCGAATGGTGGTAAATACCGCTGGGTCTGGCGGTCAAAATGCGGGTGTTATTTATGCAGGCGATGGCACTGTGACATCGGGCGTACCTGCTGAGAAGTACGCAACGATTGCTGTAGGCGATAATCAGACGCTTATGGCGCTGTGGACGGTTCCAGCAGACTACACAGCTTATCTGTTACAAAAAGATATTACTGCCGCTACGACGCAAAACAACAAATACGCAAACGTCCATTTGGTTGCGCGTCCATTCGGTGAAGTGTTTCAGACTAAAGACAAACACGTTCTCGATAACGGCGTTTTGCATCAGACTTACACCATCCCGTTGAAGTTTACAGAAAAAACAGACATAGAAATTCGCTGCATAGGCGATTCTTCAGGTGCCAACATAGCGGTATCGGCAAGCCTTGATATTATCTACATACGAAACGGTGATTCCTTATGAGTGCAAAACGGCTAGAGGAAGGTAGCGAATACGCCGAATACGATGCGGATGGTGATGGCATAGTCACTGACGAGGAGCTACAAACAAGCAAGGAGTTGCAGGAACTTCGGCTACAGCATGAACGAGCAGATGCCCAACGTGCTATGAGTTGGTTTGCGCTATGGGGAATGCTGCTCTATCCATCGCTTGTTGTTGTCAGTGAGTTCTTCGGGATGAACCAAGCTGCATCTATCTTGGGCGATATGGCAGCAGTTTATTTTGTCAGTGTTGCAGGCATCCTAGCTGCGTTTTTTGGCGCACAAGCATGGTCGAATAGGAAATAAATTATGAGTATTGTTGCATCACTCGTTGGGCCAGTCACAGGACTGCTGGACAAGTTCATAGAAGACAAGGATCAGAAGAATGTGTTGGCACATGAGATTGCCACCATGTCAGAGCGTCACGCTCAAGAGGCGCTCAAAGGCCAGCTTGAAATCAACAAGATGGAAGCTGCACATAAGTCGTTATTTGTAGCGGGGTGGCGACCTGCCATCGGCTGGATCTGTGCGGTAGGGCTGTTGTACAACACTATTATCGCCAACGTACTGGGCATCTGGATGGATGTGCCAGAGGTAGATACAACACTTCTTGTGCCCGTTATGATGGGGATGTTGGGTCTCGGCGCTATGAGAAGCTACGAGAAGGTCAATCAGGTAGCGCGGGAGAAGTAATGACTCAGCTAATAGACATGCTGAAGCTACACGAAGGTGTACGATCTAAGGTATATGTGTGTAGTGCAGGCTACGAAACGATAGGTGTGGGTAGGAACATCTCAGAGTCTGGCCTTGGGTTGTCTGACGATGAAATTGACTACTTATTAGCCAACGACGTTGCTCGTGTGAAGGGCGAGTTAGCAGACACTTACTTCTGGTTCGGTGCTTTGAACGAAGCGCGTCAGGATGCAATGATTGATATGTGTTTCAACCTCGGTCTGACCAGATTGCGCGGCTTTGTGAAGGCACTGGAGGCTATGTCGCGTGAACAGTTTGACATAGCTGCTGATGAGTTTATGGATAGCAAATGGGCAACTCAGGTGGGTGATCGCGCAATTCGTGTAACGGAGATGATCCGCAGTGGTGAGTACATCTAATGCCTTTGCAGAAGTACATATTTAACCCTGGCATCAACAAAGAGGGCACAGACTACACCGCTGAAGGCGGATGGTTTGACGGTAATCTTGTTCGATTTCGCAAAGGTTTGCCTGAAAAGATAGGCGGTTGGGTTAAGTTTATTACTGCTTCTTTCAATGGCACAGGCAGAAAGCTGTTTGGGTGGACTTCTTTATCCGGCACCAAACTTTTAGGCTTGGGCACTCGCACTAAGCTCTACATACAATCAGGCGCAAATTACAACGACATCACCCCTATACGCTCTACTACATCTGCAGGCGATGTGACGTTTGGTGCAACTGATGGGTCAAGCTCAATCAACGTGACTGACACTGCTCATGGTGCAGCCAAAGGCGACTTCGTAACTTTTTCTGGCGCTGCTTCACTTGGCGGGAATGTCGTTGCTGCCGTGTTAAATCAAGAGTATGAGATCGATTCGATTACCAGCACTAGCGTGTATGTCATTACAGCCAAAGACACCTCTGGCGCAACGGTAACGGCTAACAGCAGCGACAGTGGCAATGGCGGTAGCTCAACAGTAGGCGCATATCAAATCAATGTCGGCCTTGATGTATTTGTTGCTGGCACGGGTTGGGGCGCTGATGCATGGGGTGCAGGCACCTGGGGCTCATCAAGCGCGCTGAGTTCTTTGAATCAGCTACGCCTTTGGTCTTTAGATAGTTTTGGCGAAGACTTGATAGCAAATGTGCGGGCAGGTGGTATCTATTACTGGGATACCAGCGCAAAGACGCTTGGTACAGATAGGGCTGTCAACATCTCAGCTTTGTCGGGGGCTAACTTCACCCCCACCGCCGCCTTGCAAGTACTGGTATCCGATGTAGATAGGCACGTTATTGCGCTTGGCGCAGACCCAATCAATGATTCTGCAACGGCAAGAACCGGGTCAATAGACCCTTTGTTGATTGCTTTCTCTGACCAAGAGAATCCTGCTGAGTGGTTCCCAACAGCCACAAACACAGCGGGCTCTCTTCGTTGTTCTGCAGGATCACAGATTGTTGGTGGCTTGCGAGCACGGCAAGAGACACTTGTATGGACTGATGTTGCGCTCTATAGCTTGCAGTTTATCGGCGCGCCTCTCACCTTTGGTCTGAATCTAATCAACGAGGGCGTCAGTCTTATTGGCCCAAATGCTCCGATTAACACGCCTGCTGGTGTGTTTTGGATGGATAAGAAAGGGTTTTATTCATACCAAGGCGCCGTGCAGTCTGTGCCGTGCAGCGTTAGGTCTTATGTGTTTGATGACTTCAACGAAGGCCAGGCGTTTCAGGTTTTTGCTTTCTTGAACAAACAGTTTGATGAGGTAGGTTGGTTCTACTGCTCTGGCACGAATACGGTAATTGACCGATATGTTACCTACAACTATGTCGAGCAAACATGGGCCATAGGCAACCTGTCTAGGACAGCATGGCTTGATGAAGGTCTTGAAAGCTTTCCTCGTGCAGCAGGAAGCGATGGTACTAGCAACTATGTTTACTCGCACGAGACTGGCTTTGATGATGATGGGTCACCTATGGATAACGTCTTCATTGAAAGCGCGGACTTTGACTTGGGTGATGGCGAAGAGTTTCAGTTTATTCGCAGGTGCATACCAGACGTTAAGTTCACAGGTGATAGCGGCTCTAGCCAGACGATGAACTTTGTCATCAAAGCGCGCAACTTCCCCGGCGACTCATTAGCTACTGACCAAACTACGGCATTTACCGGCAGCACCACCAAGATTGATGCACGAGCTCGTGGCAGGCAGGCGGTTGTACGCTTTGAGTCTGATGATGACGGAACAACAGATGTGAGGCTTGGCCTTGGGTTCAGGATTGGCGGCACTCGACTAGATGTGCAGCCAAACGGTAGACGATGAGCAAAGTATTACGGGGCCGTTTGCCTTTTATTCAAGGCAACCAAATGGTCGATGGCGGCACGTTCAATCGAACTGTGCGCTTATTAGAATTGAGTTTGGACTCTCTTGATCCAGACGCAACGCCTTTGTTTACCAGAACGCAGCGAGATGAGCTAAAGTTCAACAGAGGCGATATTATTTGGAACACATCAATCAATGTGTTGCAGGTGTACGATGGCGACAACTGGATAAGTTTATCTCAAGAGTTACCGTACACCACTGATCCGCTTGAGGCGACAGCACTTGTGGGCTCGGTTCAAGTGATAACTAACGGCGATATAGTAGTGAGTGTAGGTTCATGACAAAACTATGCCCAAGGGGTAAAGCAGCAGCCAAGCGCAAGTTTGATGTTTATCCATCAGCTTACGCAAATGCCTATGCCAGCAAGATCTGTGCGGGAAAGATCAAAGACCCGTCTGGTAAAAAGCGTAAAGACTTCAAAGGGCCAAAGCCTAAGAGTAGCGGCACATCTGCAGCTGCCAAGAGAGTCCGCACATCTCCTGCATCTGCAAGAGGTAGGCGAGTGGTGCGCAAAAATGCCGGTGGCTTTGTTGCCAAAAGAGCTAGGATGGCAGGCGTGACATGAGCCTACAAGATTGGTTTGGCAAAGGCCCGAAGGGCGACTGGGTAGATATTGGAGCACCGAAGAAAGACGGTAAGTTCCAAGCCTGCGGGCGTGCCAAGACCAAAGGATCAAAGCGTAAGTACCCAAAGTGCGTGCCTAGGTCAAAAGCGAAAGCCATGACTGAGGGTGAGCGTCGTAGTGCAGTAAAGCGAAAGCGAGCCAAGCCTCAAGGCGTAGGCGGTAAGCCTACAAACGTAAAGACATTCACCTCGCCTGCCTCTGCAAGAGGACGCAGAGTGGTAAGAAAAGCCA